GTTGGATATTATAGACTGTCCAGTTGTCCTAATTGGACAGTTTTGTACAGCCTGTACAGGATTAATAAAAGTGTACGTACTGTCCACACCCCCTTAAGGGGGTGGACAGTGGACACAAATCTCGGACAAGGAATTGTATGGATAAAATTAAAAGACATGAAGGACTAATTATGTTATATTAATTTTTAATATAACTAAGTGAGTTTTGAAATGGATAATGAAGAAAGATTAAATAAACAAAAATTAGCAAAAAGAATTTATCGTTTAAAAAATAAAGAAATTGGAAATGATAGGGATAAAGTTTATGAAGAAAAAAATAAAGAAAAAATAAAAGAAAAAAAATCTTTGTTTTATTTTGCTAATAAAGAAAGATTAAACAAAGAAAGATGCGAAAGAAGATTACGACAAAAATTGAGAGAATCTATTGAATGAAATTTTAGAGCTTATAAAAGAGGTTGAAGAAGTTTTTGGAACAGTACAAGCAAAAGCAATTAAGATTAATGACGAGGTGGTGTTACACGATGGTAAATTTCAACAAGAAAGAAAGGAATTGGAGTTATGAAAAAAGATTATGTAATACGTTGGTATTTGCTACCATTTGTTTTGTTGGTATATTTTTTTATATTGTTAGCTGGCATTGTTAGGTTGGTGTTTAGATGATTGCTGTTTTGTATGGTTTATATTTAATTATGAGAAGAAATGATGGATGATGTTGAATATTTTTATGACATGGCAGATAAAATGAATAAAATGCCAACTGAAGCGCAATTAGAGGCGTTTTTAGAAGCAGTTAATACTATGAGCAGGATAAAAGCTTTTGTCCTTGTGATGAGGCTGTAATGAAGCACAATCATTATTTTAAAAATACAGTTCATTTAAATGCTGTTGATGTTTACCGTGTACTTTCATTGTACGGTGTTACTGATCCATGTCTGCAACATGCAATTAAAAAACTTTTATGTGCTGGTGATAGAGGAGCAAAGGACATTGAACAAGATGTACAAGAAGCTATTGATGCTTTAGGACGTTGGCAGGATATGATGGAAGAGGATGAACTAAAATGAGATTTCCACCAATTAACTTATTCAGTGCGCCAAAACAAATTGCTATATGTAAACATACAAATTGGATGATGTTGTATAGCTTGAAGAATGATATGCCAGTACATACAAGGTAATAATTAATGGCATTAAAGACAAGCAACAAGAATAGAAAGAAAAAAGTAATGAGGTTTAAGGCAGATGAACAAAGCTACAAAACCAAAGATTAAATGGGTTGGCAATTACTGGAAATGTTATAGTGCTGATAGAGTTGCTTATGGTGAGTCACCAAAGGTGGCGTTTATTAATTGGAAATCGCAGTATTTTTAAAATAAATATTTCGTAAAGTAGGTTTATCTATGGAAGATAATACAGAAAAAAATAGAGCAGGAAATAGAGGGCTTGGACGAGTAAAAGGAACTCCAAACAAGGCAACAGCACAAGCAAGAGAGGCTATTGCAGATTTTGTTGATGGAAATGCTCACAGATTAACAGGATGGCTTGACCAAGTGGCTGAAACAAATCCAGAGCGTGCGTTTCAGTTATTTCAAAGTGTTATTGAATATCATGTTCCAAAGCTAGCAAGAAGTGACAATACTGTAACTGGTGCAGATGGTGGAGCAATAGTCCACAGGATAGAGGTTTCATTTGGCGACGATTAAGGCAAAGTTTCCTCCAAGTCTTAAAGATATATTTAAGCAAAAACGATATAAAGTCATTTATGGTGGACGTGGATCAGGTAAAAGTTGGAGTGTTGCAAGAGCATTAATTATTAAGTCTGTTAATGAACCTATAAGAGTTCTTTGCGCTCGTGAAACACAGAAGTCAATACAAGAATCAGTACATAAGTTACTGAAAGATCAGATTGATATGCTTGGTTTACAGCACATGTTTACTGTTCTTGAAACAAAGATAGTTGGCATCAATGGCTCTGAGTTTAGTTTTGCAGGTATTCGTCAACAAGGCATTACAAACTTAAAGTCATTTGAAGGTGTGGACATATGTTGGGTTGAGGAAGCTCAAGTTTGTACTAAAAAATCATGGGATGTTTTAATACCGACGATTAGAAAGCCTGGAAGTGAAATATGGATTACATTTAATCCTGAGTTAGATACTGATGAAACGTATAAAAGATTTGTTTTGTCAGATAATGACGAAGCAATTATTATAAAGTGCAACTACTCTGATAATCCGTGGTTTCCTGATGAGCTTGAGAAGGAGCGTGTTAATTGGTTAAGGCGTGATCCTGAAGGTTATAAAACAGTATGGGAAGGAGAATGTCGTCCTGCTGTCGAGGGTGCTATTTATGCACTTGAAATAACACGTATGCAATCTGAGAAAAGATTAGGAAAAGCACCATACGATCCACTATTAAAAGTTCATACAGTATGGGATTTAGGTTGGAACGATTCAATGAGTATAGGATTTGTACAGCGATCTGGTTCTGGTGAGATAAGAATTATTGATTATATCGAAGACAGTCACAGGACATTGGATAGTTACGTTGATGAGATAAAAAACAAAGCATTGAACTGGGGAACTGATTTTATACCTCACGATGGGCGCAATAAAGATTTTAAGTCAGGAAAGTCAACAGAAGAAATATTGCAAGCTATGGGACGAACGGTTATTGTATTGGGAAGGAATGACATTGAAGAAGGAATTAGAGCTTCAAGAATGATGTTCAGCCGTGTATGGATTGATGAAAAAGCACAAGAAATAGTCAATAGATTGAAGCGTTATAGAAGAACACAGAATCAATCTACTGGTGAATTTGGCGCTCCGTTGCATGATGAGAGCAGTCATGGAGCTGACTGTTTCAGATACATAGCAATGGCTGAACAACAAATGAATAATGAAACATGGGGTGGAAAGTTAAAATATTTAAGTTTAGGTTATAATTAAGCATACACATATAAAAGGCTAATTAAAATGGCAATGATGACAGATGATGAACTTAAGGCGCTAACAGATCAAGAGATTAAGCAGTCGCTTGGTTATGGCTCTGGCGAACTTAGTGACCAAAGAATGAGGGCGCTTGATTATTATATGGCTAAGCCTATTCGTGATCTTGCTCCACCTGCAATTGACGGTAGGTCAAGCGTTGTTTCGACAGATGTATTAGATACAGTTGAATGGATGTTGCCATCATTGTTAAAGATGTTTGTTGGAACTGATAAGGTTGTTGAGTTTGAAGCAAAAGCAGAGCAGTATGAAGAACAAGCAAGATGCGCTACAACTTACATAAACGATTATGTCTTAAGAGTTCAGAACAACGGATTTACAGTATTTCATACATGGTTTAAAGATGCTTTGCTTAGCAAGGTAGGTGTATTAAAGCTTTGGTGGGACACAATTGAAGATGAAGCAAGAGAAGATTATAACGGTCTTGATGAGATTGAATTAACAATGCTTCTTAGCGATACAACAGTTGAGCCAATTGAAAACTCAACGTTTATTGATAATGAAACTGGAGCAATGTTATATAACGTTGCTGTTAAACGTAAGAAGACAAAAGGATTTACACGCATCGAGAACGTTCCACCAGAAGAGTTTTTAATTAGCAGACGTGCAAAGAATATACAAGATGCTGACTTTGTTGCACATAGATTTGAACGTACAATTGGTCAATTGCGTGAAGCTGGATATAAAAACGTTGATGAGTTGTCTAGTGATGAATTAGATGGAGCATTTCAGCAAGAGCGTGTTGAACGTCGTACTTTCTACGATGATATGCCTTACACTGATGGTGGAAATAGCTCACAAACAAGCGACAAAACAAGCAGAGTTGTCTGGGTGACAGAATGCTACATGAAGGTTGATGTCAATGGAGATGGCATACCAGAATGGCGCAAGATTACACGCTGTGGAAATAGTTTATTAGATAATATTGAATGTGATGGAAATCCTTTTGTAACTATTACACCAATTCCAATGCCACATCAGTTTTTTGGATTGAGTGTTGCTGACCTTGCAATGGAATCACAACGCACAAAGACTTCCTTAATGCGTGCAATGATTGATAATTTATATTTATCAGTCAATGGTCGTTCATGGGCGCTTGAAGGTCAAGTAAACATGGATGATCTATTAACATCAAGACCTGGTGGTATCGTAAGGGTCAAGACTCCTAATGCTGTTGGTGCATTGCAGTCTGGCAATGGGGATATGTCTGGAGCTACAAGTTTACTTGAGATTGTAGAGCAAGCAAAAGAGAATAGGACTGGATTTACTAGATATAGTCAAGGAACAAATCCTGACGCATTGAACCAAACTGCAACAGGAATGAACATCATAACTAATCGAGCAGACAGTCGATTAGAATTGATTGCCAGAAACTTTGCTGAAACTGGTGTCAGAAACTTATTCTTAAAAGTATTAGAGCTTGTTAGTAAATACCAAGACAATGTTGAGCGCATAAAAGCAACTAATGGCAAATGGGTTGATATTGATCCTAGAGAATGGAAAAACCAATTTAATCTTAATGTGTCGGTTGGATTAGGAACTGGAAACAAGGATCAGATAGAGCAAAAGTTAAATACATTAGGTTTATTAATGAAAGGTACGGCTGAATATGGATTGACTGGACCACAAGAGTTCTATAATGGCGCTATAAAGATGGCAGAGGTATTAGGATTTGCTAATCCTGAGCAGTTCTTTAAAAATCCTGCTGAACAACAGCAACAACCAGAACAACAGCCTCCTCCTGATCCAACGACTATGCAAATACAAGCTGCGATTCAGATTAATGAGCGTACAATGCAACTAAAGGAAAGAGAAGCTGTTGCAACATTGCAGTTAAGAGATAAAGAACTAATGGCTAAGATTGCTCATGATAAAATGAAGCTGGAAGCTGATATCATGCTGAAGCGTGAAGAAATAGCTGCAAAGATTGGCATGAAGCAAGAAGAGTTAAACAATAATATGATTGAACGGGACATGATGAATGGATTTGGAACAGCAAGCCAACCAGGCAATTACCAGACAGCAACAGGCGGAATGGTTAATCAGCCACCCATTATTTAATGAAGCATTTAGAAAGCTTGAAGATATGTATTTCGACAAGTGGCTAAATGGCGAAGGACTAACAAGACAAGAGCGAGAAGAAATATGGCGACAATTGAAGGCGATGCAACACCATCAACAATTATTGAAGAATCTGATAGTAAGCGGAGAACTCGCAAACCTAACTTTGACTTCAATGCGTTCATAGAGTGGGTGTTAAGTTTAGAATTAAAAGATGAAAATCTTAGAATTAAGCATATAATTACACCAACATTGGTTGACATTGAGCATTATCATGTAAGATATAGTCACCCAAAAGTTATAAAAGGTCCATTAGCAGGAATAGAAACTGCTGGCGATACATTCATTCCTTACGAGTAAGATACTATGAAAGGTAAAGGAAAAGGTAAAGGAGGCGGTGGCAAAAAATGCTAACCGCTTTTGTAATTTAATTTAAAAGAGAAAAACAATGGAAAATGAAGCTACCAATTATGGCGCTGAACCAATTGAGCAATCGGATACTGGACAATCAACCAGTGACTCAGATGCAGAGTTGCTCAGTGCATACTTAACGCAAGAAGAACAAGGTTATCAGTCTGATGATGAAGGCTCCTCCGATCAAGGACAAGAGCAAGATACTCAAAAGCCTGCTAATGATATTTTTACTGTTAAGGTAGATGGTGTAGAAAAGCAAGTCGATAGAGATGAATTAATTGCTAATTATCAAATCAATAAAGCTTCAACTCAACGTTTTGAGGAAGCAGCAGCGATAAGAAAAGAAGCAGAATCTCAAAGAGAAGCTTATCTACAACAGCAACAAGTATTAAGTAATGCGGTACAACACTTTCAAAATGTAGCACAGCAATGGGCGCAACAAAGCCAACCCAACTGGAAAGATTTGTTAGAGAACAACCCACACGAATACTTGAGGCAAAAGGAATTATTCGAAGCTAGACAGGTTGAAGTTAATAAGGCAAACGCAACTCAGCAATACCTTATGCAACAACAACAAGTTCAAGAGCGAGAATATTTAAGCCAGCACTTGGAGCAAGAAGGCAAGCGCTTACTTGATATTATTCCAGAATGGCATGACAAAACTAAGAGAACATCTGAAGAGCAAGAGCTAATAAGCTATCTTACAAATCAGGGATACTCTAAGCAAGACTTGTTGAACTTGAATGAATCAAGAGCAGCTAATATCAAATTGGCGTTAAATGCTATGAGATATGACAAACTTGTTAATCAAGCTAGAAGTTCTAATAAAAAGGTTGAGAATTTACCACCGAGAATTGAGCGATCAGGTAACAGTAATATACAAAAATCTGGACTTGATGAAGCTAAATCTAGGTTGGCAAAATCTGGATCACTTAATGATGCGGCAGCAGCGTTTGCTGTCATGTTTGGTAATTAAATTATAGTAGGTAATTAAGATGGCAATTGTATCTGGTACATATCAGACTTTTCAAGCTAAAGGTATTCGTGAAGATTTGACAAATATGATTTATCAAATCACTCCGACTAAAACTCCATTTATGTCGGCAATTCCTAAAGTAAAAGCAACTAACACTTTTCATGAATGGCAAACTCAAGATTTAGCAGCGGTAACTTCTAATGCTCAAATCGAGGGTGATGACGTTTCAACTTTCGGCACTGTAACACCAACAACTCGTTTAGGTAACTACACTCAAATCTCAACTAAAAACGTTGTTATTTCAGGTACTAACCAATCAGTTAAGGCTGCTGGTCGTAACAATGAACTAGGTTATCAAATCTCTATGAAAGCTTCTGAGCTTAAAAGAGATATGGAAGCTGCATTGTGTTCGGCTGCTAACGGTACTGCTGGAGCTGTTTCTAACGCTGCAAATACTGCAACTTGCGCAGGTTCTACATCTGCTGCTCGTTATTTGCGTGGTCTTGAAGGTTGGATTGCAACTAACGTAGACTTAGGTGCTTCTGGTGTTGCTCCTGTTTATACTATGGGTTCTTGGGCGCCTCCAACTGACGGTACTCAACGTGCTTTCTTGGAATCTCAAGTAAAATCAGTATTACAAAGCATCTATGCGCAAGGTGGCGAACCCGACATGATTATGGTCGGTCCAAGTCAAAAACAAACATTCTCAACCTTTACTGGTGGCTCTACTCGTTTCGACAAGTCAGAAGACAAATCAGTAACAGCTGCTGTTGATGTTTATGTAAGTGACTTTGGTACTTTACAAATCATGCCAAACAGATTCCAACGTGCAAGAACTGCATTTATTTTGGAAACTGATAAATGGGCATTGGCAACTTTACGTCCTTTTGAAACAGTTGATTTAGCTAAAACTGGTGATGCTGATAAAAAACTTATCACAGTTGAATACACATTAGAATCTCGTCAAGAGAAAGCTTCTGGTGCAGTAAAAGACTTGTTGTAAGATTAAAATAGAGTGGGTGTAAAATCCCACTCGCCTTTTAAAGGAAAAATATTATGTCGTTTAGTGATGCACTACAGATTGGCGCAGTTGGCAGTACAATTACAACTGGCGCAACATCTACAAGAATTACAATACCAACTAACGCAGCAGCTCAAAAACCTAGTTATTTAAGAATTGCATCAACAGCTTATGCGTTTGTAAAGATAGGTGATTCATCAGTTACAGCAACTGGTAATGATATACTTCTACAGCCGAATGAAGAGTTATATATTGTTGTTAGTGGTAATACGCATGTTGCAGCAATACAAGATACAGCAGCAGGTAAAGTAAACGTGATCCCGTTGGATAATGTTTGATGGAAATGCAAACTCGTTTTGTTAATCAAGATGACAAAGTAATTGTTCAATCTTTTCAAGATACTACTCAGATTCTTGATAATGTAAAAGAAAGTGTTGAGCAAGGAAATACTGGCAGTCATGAGATGAAACACGCTGCAACTATTCCTATGGTGATTATTGAGTCTTATATCAATAGGACTGGGATAACGTTCACCGAGTTTATGCGTAATAAAGAACATATAAAAACTCTTTTAAACGATAAAAGTTTAGAAGGTTTTAGAATCTGGAAAGGTAAAGTGTAATGGCATTATCTAATTTTACAGAACTTAAAAGCTCAATAGCTAACTGGATTCATCGCAACGATTTATCTGCTGTTATACCAGACTTTATAACGCTGGCTGAAAGCAGAATGTCTTTAGAATTAGATGTTGACCAACTTCAAAAATCAACAACAATAACAACTGTTTCTGGCAGTGATACAGTTCCATTACCTTCTGATTTTAGAAGCATGGTTGATGCTACTATTACTATGGGTAGTGTTATGTATGTTCTTGATAAAATGCCAGCGCAATTATTGAGAAATAGATGGGGTAGTT